TCAACACACAAATAGATCTACTGGCACAGGCACAGATGAGATTCCAGGACGCCTCTGGCGGACAGTACGTGGGGTTCAAAGCACCTGCCACGGTGGCATCCAACGTGATGTGGACACTGCCAGACGCAGACGGAACAAGCGGACAGGTTCTATCAACAGACGGTGCCGGAACATTCAGTTGGGCGGACAGTGGTGGCGGAGGATCCGGATCCAGTTATCCCAACTCCACAACCAGCACCATGCCAGGTAGTGGAGGCGACTACGATCTAGCAAAAAATGCCGCACAAACCACCACAGAAACTCCGTTCGAGGCAGGTGGTACTGATGCGTTTGGTGTAAATTTAGGTACAGTATTTGACATGATGGATCCTACGGGAACCACAGAAACAACAGACTTAGGCTCAGACGAAGCATACGTAGGAGCGTAATAAATAGGAGGGAAAAATATGCCAACAACATTACAATTTAGACGAGGAACAACTTCACAAAACGATGCATTTACAGGTGCTTTGGGTGAAGTTACAGTGGACACAACAGTAGATTCATTGCGTGTACACGACAACTCCACAGCAGGCGGATTTGAAGTAAACTCAAAACAAGCAAAATACGCCGACGTGGCTGAACGCTACCATGCCGATCAAGTTTATGAACCAGGAACAGTGGTCAGTTTTGGAGGTGTTAACGAGATAACAGAAAGCACAAAAGACACTGACAAAAAAATTGCAGGTGTTTTATCAACAGATCCATACTGTGTGATGAACAGTCCACATAGAAGACCTGACTTGACAAACCTAGCACATCCACCGATAGCATTATTAGGGAAAGTGCCAACCAAAGTCGTGGGCACAGTTACAAAAGGTGACATGATGGTATCAAGTGCAACGGCCGGACACGCTAGAGCATGGACCGAAGAAAACGATCCACCAGCAGGCAGTGTTATAGGAAAAAGTTTAGAAGACAAAACATCTGAAGAAGCAGGCGTAATTGAAGTTGTAATTGGAAGACTTTAAACGATCAAATCAAGAATAGTTTGTAACTTACCTTTTATTGATTTGTTGTTCAAAGTGTTTCGCAATCCTCCGTGCAAATTCTTAGGCCAACATTCAAAAGCACACCAACAGTATCCAGAATGTTCTTGATTTAGTTTTGGAATAAATTCACCATCAACTGCAACTAGGTAAGTGTGAAAGAAAAACTTTTGATCGTTAGACGTGAACATCTCCAACGGTATGACCTTCTTGAACTTGGGAGTGTCTCCCACTTCTTCCTCTATCTCACGTTTGAGTCCCTCAAAGGCACTCTCCGTGAATTTGCTCTTGCCACCCACGAGTCCCCAAAGTCCTTGTGTCTTCTTATCCGTCCTCTGTAGGAACAAAAATCTCTTGGTACCAGTAGAATAGAACAGTGCACCAGAACAAACTATATTTTCTTTCATTTCTTATTATAACAATTTATTGGAAAATTATCAAGGAGTAGTTGCATCTTGACCAGAAGCATCGTCGTTTGCAGTGTAGCCACCATCTAACACAATGGTCCAGTTGCCCTGAGTGTAAACACCCTCATAAGATTTCACCCATTCTGTTCCATTGAATCTGTACTGTATTCCTGTGTTTAAATTGGTAACATAATGTTGTGTGGAGTCTGGATCTGATGCGTCAAAGGCCACGTTCCATTTACTTGTTGTGCTGTTGTATTCAATTATATCGCCAACGCTGGCAACTAATGTGCCCCAAGTTGAACTTTGGAAACTTGCTGTGCTGTCTCCAACATCATTTATCACCAAATATCTATCACCGTTTACTGGTGTGCCTGGGTCAAATGTAGCAGGATTTATTATTTTCTTCACAGCAGTAAGGGTGTTGCTTGGTATTGTGTCACTGTCTATGGTATACAACAAAATAGTGTCATCCAAAGTCGTGGTCGCGATGGTGCCAACTATTTCGTTCCCCGTTGGTTGTGTGAGTCTTATCTGTGATGTGCCGTTCGTGACCTTGCCATACTGATCCAAAAGCACTTTCCAGTTTACAGCAGGTCCAAATGCTTCAAAAGGATCTGCAAGAGCCGGATCCTTAGCACCCGTGTAGTATCCATCCCCTCCTGATTTGACATTGACGCCTGTTGTACCCAATAATCGCAGTTGGTTTCCTGTTACAAGTAGACCAAAATTGTTTGGAGTGATGTAACTTCTTGATGCTAGTTCTCCATCTATCAATCCTTTCGTTATTCCACCGTCATCATCGTATATGCTCATTATAATTTTCTGCACCACGCCTAACTTTTTAACCTTAACTGGTGGAGACAACCATATTGGCATTGAGAATTGCAAACTGGCTACGTCGATTTCACTCTCCGCACCAACTGGTATGGTCCTTGAACTGAACGTTATACCCGTCAATTCAACATAACTCAAGGATGTCCAGTCGATGTAGTTGTCTGACTTCTGTATTTCAAAATCTGGATTGAACAAGTATAAAATCTGTTCCATTATCTGTAATTTTTGATCTGTGTTTGATGAAAAAATATCTGCCGTTACTTCGAGTCTAAATGGCGATGGCATCACTTTTTCTACAGTGTATCCAGCACCAAGTTGTGTGCCGTAAGTGCCGTCTTCTAAAACATCTCTTTCTTTTAAATGCTGTTTCTCAATGTGATAAGGATTTTGCATTCTTTCCCTATCATAATTTAATTCTCTCACATAACAAGCAATTTTAGGAGCGTAGTTCAATGCGTTTTCACTGTTGTTTCTGATTATGTTTGCCACCTGCCTAGTAGGATCTCCATACACAACAGGCACTGCCCTCAAACTGATCGAGTCATCTTTTCCCCTACCTGTTTCTACAGAAAAATTACTCAAAATCCTTATGAATTGAGTGAGGAATTTTCTAACCTGTCCTTCGTAAAAGTGTAGCATTAATTGTCAGCCTTTGGTTTAAGAGCATCAGTGAGCGATTGTCTTTGTTTTGTAGTTAATCCATTTATGGTGGCCTCAGTAGTATTATTGACAAATCCTGTTTTATAGTTTGCCCTGGAATCATTGTTTGTCATGTTGATTCTCACAGAATCCTCAATCTTAACCCACCTGTTACCGTCATATCTAAAAAGTCTGTTAGGCAAGTAATCTGTCCTTAAGAAGTAGTCTCCCTTGTCTATGCCCGATGTTGGAAAACTGATTCCGAAACCGGCAGGATATCCATTTGGTGCAACACCGTCGCCGTCTAGGTAAAAACCATAGTGTGAACTTGCAGGCGAATCAATCACGGCGTTCACTGTCTGATCACTACTGGCTCTATCTTCTTCTGTGTTGACATTGTCTGTTCTTATATTGCCCCTCTCGTCTATTGGTGCAACATAGTATTGCTTGTAGTTGAAACCTGCCTTCGGTGAATCCTGTTCTGCCTGTAAAACAACCTGATCATTGATAGTTTTCTCCCTGTTGTATGTGCTCATGTAGTTGGCCACGGAACCTTCTGTGGTAGCATCGCCAATCACATCTCTGAATTCTTGTGAGTCAACTAGAGTTTTCATTTTCAATCTTAATAGATGTGGCCACCATGTCTGTGAGAATCCTTCCGCCGCCCTGTTGACATCCTCCACCACGTAGTATCTTTTCAATGCTATAGGTATCGATTCATCAAGGCTGTAATCTTCTTTCATGTGCGGGAACTCTATCACATCGCCACTCATTGGTTTCCTGCCGATCCTCTCAACTATGTCATTCAAATGCACTGTCAGAAACAGTGTGTCATTTTGTAGGAACATACCAAACTGAGATAGGTTAAAATCCGCATCTTGTACGTTGTAAATTCCACGCACCACGTACACATCATCTGAATATTTCCTGTCCCTGTTCTCTAAAAACAATAGATCCTGTATGGTCCTCTCATTTAGGCTGTCACCTGAATACTGTGGCTGTGTTGGAGAAGCATCACCATCCTTGTTCGTAGAGCCCTGATCGTATGGACCTAGGTATTTGTGGAAGTGTAGATCGGTGCCGCCCACGGTAAACATCTCTTTGATGTTACGATCGAAGAACTTGTAGTCATTGCCCTTTTCAGGCTTGAAAATGGATAATCTTGGCATATCACACATATTTATTGCACAGGCAAAGGCAATAAATATGAGTATGTCAGAACTACAAACAGGACAACAAGAGATATTCGATTACGTGAAGAACAATCTCGGCGACGGGATGATTGACGTTGAATTGGATCCAAAACACTACCAAACGGCGCTGGAAAGAGCGATCAACAAATTCAGACAGAGATCTTCAAATGCTGTGGAAGAATCATATGCTTTCCTTGAATTGAAAAAGAATCAAAATTCATATATTTTGCCAGATGAAGTCATCAACGTGAGAAGTCTTCACAGAAGGACGGTTGGATCTCGTACAGAAGGTGGCGAAGGTGGTACACTATTTGAACCTTTCAATCTAGCATACACAAACACATATCTGCTCAGGGCAGGTGCCACAGGTGGATTAGCAACCTACTACGCTTTCGCTTCTTATCAAGAACTTGTGGGGAAACTTTTTGGCAGTTTTATACAGTTCCATTATGACAATGCTACGAAAAAATTGACGATAACACAGAGACCAAGAGCAGACAACGAGACGGTGTTGATGCACACTGACAATTTTAGACCTGACATCACTCTGTTCAAGGACATATATTCCAAACCTTGGATCAGAGACTACACACTGGCAGTATCAAAGGTCATGCTAGGAGAAGCAAGGGGCAAATTCAATACCATCGCCGGTCCACAGGGTGGTACAACACTAAACGGTGATGCATTGAAAACTGAAGGCCAAGCAGAGATGGAGAGACTAGAAAACGAGATCGGCAACTTCGCTGAAGGCGGCACACCACACAGTTTTGTTATTGGTTAATACACCATAATTTCCATTTAAATACCCTGCTATGAAGAAATCCAATTACAAGAAATATTCTGACCTCTCACTAGACGAACTGGAAAAGTTGGTTGAAGAATTGGAAACAATGAGCATTAAGGCGTTGAAAGAACGCAAAAAAACACTGAGGACATCAATACTGAGATCCGTAAGAAAAGCCATCAAAGAGATTGAAAAACGTCTAAAAAAATAGTATAATAAACCTTATGCTGATAGGTGTAGTAGGTTTGATAGGTTC